GGCACCAAGCACGAATGGCAGACTCATGCATTGACCGCTGCTTCCGGCACGAACAAAGTGCTGGAAGGCGACGATGCTACAACCGACGCCAGCACGGTGACTGCTCGCGTCTACAACTATCGTCAAATCAGCGACAAGGTTGCACGCGTCACTGGTACGCAAGAGACGGTGAACAAGGCCGGCCGCCGCTCTGAAATGGCTTTCCAGATGGAAGCCCGCATGAAAGAGCTGAAGCGTGATGTGGAATCCGCCTTGCTGGAAAACAATGCGTCTGTCGCAGGTAACGCAACCGTAGCCCCTGAGTGCGCTGGTGCACAGGCTTGGATCAAGACCAACATCGACAAAGCATCTGATGCGACTGCTTCTGCTGGTAACGGTACGGACGGCTACACAGACGGCACCGCCCGCGCCTTGCAAGAGTCGCAAGTGGAGGCAGCTTTGGCTTTGGCCTGGACAAACGGCGGCAATCCAACTATGGGCATTTTGAATGCTTTCCAGAAGCGTAAGTTTGCCTCGTTCTCTGGTTCGTCTACCAAGACCAGCGACGGCGACAAAAAGAAGGTTGTTAACTCGGTTGACATCTACATTGACCCATTGGGCAATGAAGTTCGCTTGGTTCCATGCCGTCAAGTGCCTACCGATGTAATCTACTTCTTTGATCCTGAGTACATCAAATTTGCGGTTCTGCGTGACTTCAAATCTATGGACTTGGCAAAGACCGGCGACAGTGAGCGCAAGCAAATCATTGTTGAATACACCTTGGAAGTGTCGCAAGAAAAAGCGCATGCCGCCGTGTACGACTTGGCAGCTTCCTAATCAATCAATGCCCCTTCGGGGGCTTTTTAACTTTTAGGAGCAAACATGCCAAGTTTTAAGACTATCCAGCCCAATACGGGCAGCATCCATGTGATCGACGGTGATCCATTGGACAAAGCAGGCGCAGCGGTTGCACCAGCTACAGGTTCGATTGTTACCAAGCACGCGCAGTTTGGCCCATTCTGCCAAACCACGCTAACGCTTAACAACGTCCCTCAAACGGTTGTCAACGGCACAGAGTATCAAGGCACCAAGATATACGATTTCCCCGCTGGGCGAATCTTAGTCATGGGTGTTACTGCTACTTTGCAGCAAAAGACCACCAGCGTACTAGCCAGCACGCTAAACACTGGGTCAACCGGCGCTATCTCTCTAGGTACTGCCACAGCAACTAACGTGTCATTAACTAGCACGATGGTTGATTTGTTGCCCAGCACTGCGTTTACCTCATCCACAACGATCAACGTGGCCGGTACTGCGGTATCTGCGGCATTGGCGGCTTCTGCGCAGTTTGACGGTACAGCAACTGCAAAGGATGTGTACCTAAACACAGCCTATGCAACCACAGCGGATGTAGATGCTGACGCTACGCAGACCATCAGCGGCACTGTGGTTATCACATGGACGCAATTGGGCGATTACTAAGCGTTAACGCGCTAACTACAAAGGGAGCTTCGGCTCCCTTTTTCTTTGGAGTAAATAATGAGCGGTAAAAAGCCAGAAGTCATCTTTGCCAGTGCTGCACGCACAGCCACATCATCGGCAACGATGCCATGTCGGGCAACCGAAGGGTTGTTTTTCATCGACTGCACAGCGTACACAGCAACAGGCTCTGTAGTGTTCACCATCTCGGGTGAAAGCCCATCGGGTACGACTTACACCATTCTCGCTAGTGCTGCGATTGTTGGCACTGGTCTAACTGTATTGCGGGTTTCTCCGCAACTGACAGCAGCAGCGAACACAATTGCAAAAGACATGCTGCCACAGGCTGTAAAGGTCACGGCTACCCATGCAAACGGTGTCTCACTGACATATTCCATGTACTTTGTTGGGATGGATGACTGATGTCTGATCTGGTCGAAACATCACACTACGACGAGGCCAGTGATTCGCTGGTGGTTAAGACCAGCTATGACAGCCGTGCAGTGATGGCTGAAAACATCATGACCAAGAACCTACAGCCTGAAACCGGGCGATACAAGGGTAATTTGGTCAAGGTGGCAACCATACATTTGGGTGACGTTGTTCGATTGAAAAACCTCGGCTACAACATTCTTTCGTCTGACCCTGACGAAGTGAAGAGGGCGCTCTTGTATATCCAATCGGAAGAAAAAGCGCACATGGTCATGCCGGGCACTCCCATAGCTAAAAAGAAGCAATCATGGGCCTAAAGGTTGCCATTGTCGGGTTAGCTCCTAGCACACATGCTGATGCGCCTTGGGACGATAGCTCTTGGGAAAAATGGGGGCTTCCTTGGGACCAGACTAGCTGGGGCTTTATGTCTCGGCATTTTGAGATGCACGACCAGCGGCTACTAGATAGCCCACACAGCAAGCGCAGTGCTGACTATGCGGAGCGTCTAAAAGACTGCAAATGCCTGTACACGCAAGAAAACTACCCATTTGAAGCAGTAGCCCAAACCATCGGGCAGGCCTATTGGAATAGCTCCATAGCCTACGCAATGGCACTTGCAATCCATGAAGGTGCTCGGGAGATTGCCATTTACGGCGTGGATATGGACGGCACCGACGAATTTGGCTACCAGCGCCCAAACATGGAATACCTGATTGGTTTCGCACGCGGTCAGGGCATCAATGTATTTATTCCTCATCAATCGGCGCTATGCCGGTTTGAGCCTAAAGGCATCAAGTTTTATGACCACATGCCAACATACAAAGATAGGTACGGGTGGCTAGGATGATTACCTCATACGCGACTTTACAAACCTCGATTGCATCATTCCTGCACCGCACGGACATGACCGCAATCATCAAGGAATTTATTGCTGATGCCGAGATACGCATTGCCAATGACTTGCGAATCAAGGCGATGGAAGCCTCATTCAGTGAAGCCATTGCTAGCGGTACTGTGGCACTGCCTAGCGGCTTCCTTGAATGGAAATTCCTATACGTTGACGGCGATTCTGCGCAGAAGTTAGAGCGCAGAGATGCGGAATGGATTTACACAAACTACCCATCACGCTCCAGCGGTGGCAAGCCCGTTTTCTTTTCTCGTGAAGGCGAAACGCTGATATTTGGGCCTTACCCCGACAGCACCTACACGATCAAAGGCCGATATTACAAGAAGCTGGACGCACTGAGCGACAGCAATACAACAAACTGGTTTATCACCAATGCGCCTGACTTACTTCGTTACGCAGCTTTGTGCGAAGCGGCTCCGTACATACAAAACGATGCGCGGATAAATGTCTTTGAGTCGAAGTACCAAATGGCAAAAGAGCGCATTAAACGCACTGAGCGCATGGAAGCCACAAGCGGCTCATTACTCACTGCGAAAGCTGGCTAATGATTAAGCTGATTGGTTTCGCTCCAGACGCAGACCCAGCGACACCGGGCGTATTAACGGCGGTAACTAACCTTATCCCCTATGAGCAGGGCATGAAGGGCGCACCAGTGGGACAAACTCCTGCTGATGTGCCTGCACTCGCTGCTGAGTGCCGGGGTGCGGCGGTAGTCACTAAGCTAGACGATACACGCCGGGTATTTGCAGGCACGACCACAAAACTCTATGAATTGACAGGTGGCGCGTGGGTAGATTCAGGTGGCACTTATACAGGCGGCGCAGATTCACGATGGAGCATTGCGCAGTTTGGCAATTCCACGCTTGCATCTAATGCAGCAGATACCATCCAGCGCAGTTCTGGCGCTTCGTTCTCTAACATCTCAGGCGCACCCAAGGCAAAAATCATCTTCTCGGTTGGCACACAGATAATGGCGCTCAACACCAACGATGGAAGCTCTAAACCTGATGGCTGGCATTGCTGCGCTACATACGACGAAACAGACTGGACACCCGCACTGGCGACACTTTGCGCACGCGGGCGAGTGGTATCACAACCCGGCGCATTTACCGCTGGTGGGCGCTTGGGTGAATACGCCATTGCCTACAAAGAAAAATCCATATTTATCGGGCAATTTGTGGGAGCACCTAGCGTTTGGGACTGGCAGCAAGTACCGGGCGGCGATGCTGGATGCGTCGGTCAAGATGCATGGTGCGACATTGGCGGCGCTCACTTTATTGTGGGACAAGATAACTTTTGGCTCTTTGACGGCTCGCGCCCTGTACCTATTGGTGAAGAGCAAGTGCGTCAATGGTTTCAAGGTAGCTCAAACCCAAACTATCGCTACAAGACTCAATGCGTGCATGACAGGCCAAACAATGTCGTATGGATTTTTTATTGCTCCACATCATCTTCGGTGCCTGATAAAGCGCTTGTATTTCACCTGAAAACAAAGCAATTCGGCGCAACAGATATAACGGTAGAGGCCACGCTTAACTATGTATCGGCTGGCTACACGATTGACGGATTAACTGCGCTATCTGCCACGGTTGACGGCTTATCAAGCTATTCCTTCGATTCTGCTTTTTGGCTCGTCGGTGGCCGCGCTCTCTCAGCCTTCAACAGTTCGCACCAGCTCCAAAGTATCACCGGGCCTTCGCTCACATCCAGCATGACAACGGGCGATGTTGGAGATGATTCGACGGTTTCGCTACTTACTGCTATTCGTTTGCGGTTCGCACCGGGCTACAAGCCAGCTACTGCCAATGTGCAGACCTACACAAAGATGGAGCTTGGCGATTCACCCACTACCGCCTCAAGCACATCTATGAGCGAAAGCCGATTTGATGTGCTTGATTCGTCTAGGTGGCACTCGGCAACGGTGTCATTTACAGGAGATCACCGTGTTATGGCAATAGGCGCAAGCCTAACGCCGGAGGGCGCATTTTGAAGCTCAACAAGATACCTAGAAAGCCCGTAGACGCTGACACTGATCTTTTCTATAGGCAGATAGCCCAACAGGTAAACGGACTATCGGAGGGCGCTATATCTGCAAACTACAACGCACAGACCGCAGCGCCTACCACTGGAACGTATGCGCAGGGTTACCAAATAAAAAACAGTGCACCCGCAGAAGCTGGCTCGGCATCGTCAAAGTATGTCGTTATCGGCTGGGTTTGCACTGTAGGCGGTACACCCGGCACATGGCTTCAAATGCGCGTTTTGACTGGCAACTAATGCAGCTCATACCTGTACCCGCCACACACATTGATATTGCATATCAGCGCGGTGCGTCATGCCTGCACGAAGCCTGCGACACAAGCGGCGGCGAGATTACAGGCGATCAACTAAAGATGCTTTTAAGCCGTGGTGAGCGATCTTTGCTTGAGATGCAAAGCGACGGCCAAACGGTGGGCTGGGGCGTGGTTCGTATTGACCAACTGCCAAATGTCCGAGTTTTATTTATCACTGATTTAGTCGCCCATAACGGCGGCTTTGAGCAGTTTTTTGAAGCAATCCAACAACTCGCAAGAGACTTGGGGTGTTCTAAGGTGCGCTGCGCGGCTAAAGAAGCGCAGGCGCGTTTGTATCGCATGAAATCAGGCTTTAGGCCTGTATACGAAATATTGGAGGTATCCCTATGAGCGGCGGTGGTTCTGGTGGTGGTTCAACCACAACAAATTCGGTAGACCCTAGGTTTAGTCCGTTAATCGACTATGCAACCCAAGCGGCGGGCCGGGTCAATAGCGCAGGCTTCACGCCCTACGGTGGACAGCGTTTTGAGGGCATGAACGACACCCAAAAAACGGGTATTGACATGATTACCCAGCGTGCCACGGGTGGAGACCCTACCATGCGGCAGGCGCAATCTACCTTGCAACAAACCCTGCAAGGTGGGCAGACAAACCCATACCTTGATTCACTTGTCAGCAAAGCGCAGGGCGGTGTGATGGGCAACATGGGTGCATTGCAGGCCCGCTCTGGTTCGTTTGGAAACTCAGGAATAGCGGAGCAGGGCGCTAAACAAATGGGCGACATTGCCACGCAAATGTATGGCAACGCCTACAACACAGACCGCGCAAACCAAATGGCAGCGCTTAACCTTGCGCCTCAGTACGGAAATCAAGCCTACACAGACGCAGCCCAACTAATGAAGGCTGGTGGACAAGTGCAAGACCAAGCGCAGCAAAACAAAGACTTTCAATACAACCAATTTCAAGAGCAACAAAACCTGCCCTACAAACAAATGGCAGCTTACTCTGGCTTGCTTGGCTCGGCTGGGTCTACTGGTACATCTACAACAACGCCTAGCGGTGGAGGTGGCAAATGAGTTTACTTAAATGGATTGAAAAAAACCCCCTAGAGGCTGCGGCTTTAGGTGCAGGTGCTTTTTACGGTGGCCCTGCGCTTATGGGCGCTATGGGTGGCGGTGCTGGTGCGGCTGGTGCAGGAACAGCGGCGGCAGGTGCTGGCGCTCCACTGCTAGACGCAGCAGGCATGACCATTGCGCCATCGGCAGGCGGTGGCTTGTTAGGTACTCTTGGCTCAGTTGGTCAAGCGGCAGGCGCTGCAAGCCAAGTTAAGGGCTTACTTGGCGGTGATGGTGGCGCACCAATGCAAGCGCCACAAGTACCACAAGGCAACGCACAAGGCGCACAAACACTTGCGCAGCTTTATCAGCAGGGCATGCAACTCAGCCCAGAAGACCAAGCACGGTTGCAACGCAAAACGATGTGGGGGTAAGCATGGGACTTTTAGATGGATTCTCTGATTTTGCGAAGACACCAGAAGGGCAAGGCTTACTAGCTGCAACCTTTGGCGGCTTGGCAAGTGCACAACGTGGTGCACCTATCAACAGCCTAGGCCGCGCTGGTTTGGCTGGTTTAGCTGGCTACGGCAATGCGCAAGACCGTGATTCGCAAGCGGCTAGGGCAGAGCAACAGCGCAAGTATCAAGAGCAAGTGATGGCGCATACACAGATGCAGATGGACGCAGCAAAGCGCGATGCAGATCGCAAAGCAAATATTGGTGCTGGCATGGGTAAATTCTTTACGCCAGCACAAGAGGCTCGCCCTGCGTTGCCATCAATGGACGGAATGCTACCGCCTGAGTTTCGCACTGGCGCAGCGCCTATGGTTGCACAACCTGCCAAACCTGCGGGCTTTGATGCGGCTGGTGCTGCGCAGTTCCTCGCACAGAATGGCGAGTACGGCCAGGCATTACCTTTGCTTAATTCACTAGCTCCAAAGCAACCGAAATTTTCCACAGCTCCACAGTATGACCAGCAAGGACGAGCCTTTTTGGTTGCTGAGGATGGAACCATGCGCTATTTGGACGGAGTAAAAGCACGCGACAAGTTGCAAGAAGTTAGGCTGGGTGACAAAGTTGGATTTAGAACAGATTACAGCCCTGAAATACAAGGTTCTTTGCCGATGGGCCAATCACCTGATAGCAAAGCATCTAATGCGCTTGGATGGGCAAACAACAGTCTTACAAGGCGCGGGCAAGACATGACTGATGCGCGAGCGCGTGATCTCAATGCTATAAAACTTGGAGAAAAGAAAAGAGTTGAAGACCTTACCAAAGGCGGTCAGATTGCCAGCTTTGACACGATGCTGGGGACACTTAACAGGCTCAGTGAACACCCCGGACTAGCACGCTCCGTTGGTGTTGTCGGCGCATTCCCCACCATGCCGGGGTCTGAGTCTGCCAACTTTAAGGCCGAGCTAGACACATTCCAATCACAAGCATTTATCCCAATGGTTTCACAGCTAAAGGGGATGGGCGCTCTGTCTGATGCCGAGGGTAAAAAATTAACTGCGGCGGTTGGGGCATTGAATCCCAATATGGGAGAGAAGGCGTTTAGGGAGTCCATTGACCGAATTACTAGCGAAATGGAATCGGCTAGAGCTCGCGTTTCTGGGCAACCAACACCGCAACAATCCCAAAGCAAAACACCCATGCGCGGCCAAGTAGTGCAGGGCTACAAGTTCAAAGGTGGAAACCCGGCAGATAAAAGCAACTGGGAGAAGCAATAATGGCAGGCCCTTGGGAGCAATACGCGCAGCCCGCAGAGCAAGAGGCTGCTCCTTGGACGAAATATGAGCCAGTAGCACCGCACCCAGCAAAAAAACT